GATCTTATGAACGAAAAAGGCGGGAAAGATAGCCGGATCACGGCGTTATATGTCCGTGTTTCTACGGGCTACCAAATAGACAAAGACTCTTTACCATTCCAAAAGAAAGAACTTAAAAATTATTGCGTCCACGTCCTGCATTTATCGCCGGACGAACTCGAAGTCTACGAAGACGCGGGGAAGTCCGGTAAAAATACGGATCGCCCCGCGTTTCAACGTATGATGAAAAAGGTTAAGTCGGGCAAGGTTGCGCGGGTTGTCGTCTACAAAATCGACCGTATTTCCCGAAACCTTGTTGATTTCTCCCAAATGTATGACGACTTCAAGGACAACCGGACGACGTTTATATCTCTAAACGAACAATTCGACACGTCTTCCGCTATCGGCGAAGCGGTGTTGAAGATCATTCTTGTTTTTGCGGAACTTGAAAGGAAACTTACTTCGGAACGTGTAACGGGCGTTATGATCGGGCGCGCGAAAGAATGTAAATGGAACGGGGCGCGCGTTCCTTACGGTTGGGCGTGGGACGAAGAAAACGAAAAGCCGATCCACGACGAAACGGAAGCCGCCGTCGTTCGTCTTATGTATAATATGTATCTTGAAACGAAGACGACCGCCGCGATCCGTGATTATCTAAACACAAACGATATTCCAACGAAGCGGGGCGGACTTTGGACGACTAAAACCGTCGGCGATATTCTGCATAACCCGATAAACCGCGGCGATTATCGGTATAACTACCGCCATAGCGCACGCGGGAAGAAGAAACCGGAAGAAGAAGTCGTTTACGTTAAAGACGTCTTCCCGCCCATTGTGGACGGCGAAACGTTCGATAAAGTGCAAGAACAAATAGCCGCGAATTATAAGGCAATGAACAAGAACGGGACGACGCATAAAAGGAAGTTCGCCCACGTCTTCGCGGGTCTTTTGGTCTGCTGCGATTGTGGGGCGTTCTTCCAATCCCGCGGGGCGGATAAAATGCGAAAGAACGGTTTTCAACCTACATATTACCGTTGTTACACTTTGACGCAAAAGCGGGCGTGTTCTGCTGCAAATACAAGCGATATTATTGTCGGGGCGTTCTTCTTCAACTTCGTTTCTAACCTTGTAGGCGCAACGAAGAAAAGAAAAGCGATCATAGACGCCGGATCGGAAGAACTCGAAGCGCGTTTGTTATCCGGCGAAGCGTTCAAAGACGTTTTACAAATGGATAGCGGATCACTTCGCCAAATATTCGACGCCCTGCGCGGGGTGTCTGCGTCCGCTTCTTATATCCCCGCCCCGCTGCCGGACAATAAGAAGACCGGATCCATTGAAGCAAAACGCAAGGAAGCCGCGAAGATCTCCCGCGCAATGGAACGATTAAAGAAAGCATATCTTTTCGACGACGACGCAATGGACGAACGCGAATACTTATCCACGCGGGCGGAACTTGAAGAAGAACTTACGCGCATAAATAACGAAATAGCCGACGCGCAAGACGCGGCGTTTGTGAATGTGTCGGAACTTTCTTTCGTGCAATCTGCAAGCGAATTTCTTTTGTCTTATAAGATCCAATCGGGCGAAGAAATAAACTACCCCGATTTTGCCGGAACGGTTGGGAATGAAACTTTGAAGAAATTTACAAATATGATTGTTGAAAAGATAGAAATAAAAGGCGGGCGGGTGTCCGCGATCCTCTTTAAGAATGGTCTTGAAGCGCGCTTTATTTATAAGGTGTAGTAAATAGGGCGAAAAGTGTAGAAAAAGGGAACGAAAGGCATAATAAAACGGGCGGCTATTCTCCGCCCGCTTCTTTTTGTTCAAGATCTGCGTTTATAAGGTCGTTTATATATTCGTTTACGCTCTTTTTAAGTCCTGCTGCCCTTTCTTTTACGATCGCTTTTTTACCCTTTGGCATAGTCAAATTAACGCGGTCGTAATTGTTCCGGTTGTATTCGTTCATATAGGCGACTTGGTTAAAGGTCTTTTCCTGCTGCCCTGCTGCCGGATCTTCGCCGCTGCCTGCTGCCGCTTCGGTTGTTTTGGTGTCCGTTTTATTGGACTTTGTTTTGCTTATATCCTTAACGCTCATTGTTTGCCCCTTTCCTGCTTGTATTCTTCGCCCGTCCATTGTGTAGACGTAACCGTCTTGTCAATTTCCCTTGCGATCTTATGGAACGCTTCGTCGGCGTCTTTCGCCCATATGTAAAGTGCGTCTTTTTCTTCAACGTCGCCGCCCCATATTTTATATTTTCTTTCGCCGCCCTGCATTTTAACAATATCTTCGTTGTCGCAATGCGGGCAAAGTCTAAACGTATCAAGCGCGGGCGTTCCCCAAAAGTCGCCGATTGCTTCGTCGTATTCTTTCGCGTCTTCTCCGGTAAACGCTGCGCCGCAAGTCAAGCAACGATACATTGTCTTTCTTCGTTCTTCGGCTGCTGCCGCTTCGTCCGCGTAAAATTCTTCTAACGTCATAAGATCCCGCCTTTCAACTCATAAATTGTTTTATCCAATAGGCAACGCCTTTTTTCATTCCGCCGAATAGTTCGGCTATGGTTAAAAATAACGTCTTCATAAGATCCCGCCTTTCTTTTCTATGTGGGGCGGTTGCCCGCCCCTTTGTGGTTTATAAAGCCTTTTCGATAAACTCGACCGCTGCTTTTATGGTTTTGAATGTGTGGAACTCTCGGAAGCCCTTACCCTCGCGTATATTTGCGAAGAAGTGCCCGCGTGTTCCTGCGTATCTCTGTACTTTGTAGCCTTTAAGTTCTCTTACTGTTTCGATCTGCATATTGTTTCCCGCCTTTCTGTGGTTTGTGGGGTTAGATCCTAACCCCTAATAACATACAATTTCTTTTTGCTTCGCAAAACCTTTTCCAATTTTCGGGGTTGTAATTTGCTTTAACCTCTGCTTTTGCTTCCTTGTATGCTGCTAATGCTTCGTTTTTCTTTTCGTTCATTGTGATTTATTCCTTTCTTGTTTGTTCCCTTTCGGTAATTATATATTACTACATATTGCGTAATATGTCAATAGGTTATTGCGCAATATGTGAAAAAATATTTATAACAAAAAGACGGCGGGGTTTCCGTCGTCTTTGCAAGTTATAGGCAAATTAGAAAAGCCTTTATTTATGCGGTTTGTCGCGTCTGTGATACGGTTTACATTTGACAACCGAAAGTTACGATATTACAGAAAAGCGGGCGTCCTAATTCCTCGGATCTTTTCTTTACAATCTGCCGCGCTTTCTTGATGAAATAATATTGTCTTTGCGGTTCTTCTTCCGGTGCGGGCTTTGATAGATCTATCCCGTCAATTATCTTTTCGATCTCGTCGTTATTGTTCATTGTGGTTTATCCTCTTTTCTTTTAATGTGACGCGTGATATTATATATTATTTTGACTAAAACGGCAATAAAAAACGAAGCGAACTAACATAAGTTAAGCCCGCCCCGCTTTTTTCGTGGTGTGATATATTTTTCCTTGCTTCTCGACCAAAAGAAGATTTTGTTTTCTTTGTTCCCGCGTCCTGCTGCAAGGATCGCGACAACGTGACGTTGCCCCGTCCATATTTACATAATATAGACGTTTGCTTCGTCCTTTGCCACAATGTAGCCCGCTTCTGTCTTGATGTAAACGCGGTCGTTCTGCGCTTTTACTTCCTCGACAATTAAGGCGTTATACTTGTAAGCCGTTCCGATCTGATCGCCGCCGATCTTGTCATAAATAGGCATAATGGCTTTTAAGTGTACGGTATCGCCCTTTTTAACCTCGAAGTTTTCCACGTCCTGCGCTTCGTCTTCTGCCGGATCTTCCGCGCCTGCTTCCGCTTCGGGTTCTGCGCCTGCTTCTTCCTCGCTTGGGATCTCTACTTCAACCGCAACGATCGCCGCGATAAGATCTTCTTTGCTCATATCGTGCGCGCCTTTGATCTCTAAATCTTTCGCAAGGTCTACAAGTTCTTTTTTGTTCCATTCCGCCAACTGTCCGGCGTCAAGGTGTCCCGTCTTTGGATCTTCCGGCGGGTTCATAAAGTCGTCGGCGGGTTCGCTTCCTGCTTCTTCCTGCGCCTGCTGCGCTTCTTCCTGCGCCTGCTGCAATTCGGCTTTTACTTCCTCTTTTGCTGCTGCTTCGATTTCTGCTTCTTTTGTGGTTTTCTTTGCCATTGTTTACCCCTTTCTTTGGTTTATGCTTTCTTTAATTTGCCCTGCTTTAACAAATTAAGAAGTCCGGTGTTTTGTGCTGCCGTTCCTCTATATCCTACAACGCCGTTTGCCTTTGCGATCTTCTCGCGGTGTGCGTAAGACGTGTCTTTCTCGCCTACGGCTGCAAGCGCGGCAACAATGCTTGTTGTAGATCCCGAATAAACGGGGTAATAAGATCCGGTCGAAGTGTTACGCGCTGCGCCGCTTGTAACTACTACGGTGTGACCCTGCGTTCTTGTAACAAGAATGTCGCCCGTGTAAAGTGTCATTCCTGCGGAATAAGTAAGCGCGTCGAATAAGCCCGTTTTTGTAAGCATATTCTTTTCGTTTGCGGTTGTGAAGTTTCCGGCGTCAACGCCTGCGGCTTCTCTTACGCATTGTCTTACAAGGGAAGAACAATCGCACTCGGTTTTAACCGTTGATCCCGTCCCGTATTTGATAATGCCTAAACGGTTACTTTGATCGTAGCCGATATTTTTGTTATTACAAGCGGTTATCATTGCCGCCGCGATACGAAGCGCGATATTTGCGTCTTTTGCTCGAAGAATGTTCCAACCCTTTGACGCTACATAAAACTTTTGCATTGATACTTCGCCCGCGTAGTCCTGCGCCGCTGCCTGCTTCTGATCTCCTACCGCGCCGCCGCTTGCTTTTCCTCTTTCGTCAATCCTTGCCGATCCGATATAAACGCCCATAAATTACACTTCCTTTCTATGATCTGCGTTTTCTGCCTGCTTTGGTGTAACGGTTTCGATCTGCTTTACAAGTTGGATCAATTTATCATATCCGACCATTGAAGCAACCCAAACCGCGACGATCATAATAATAAGGCAAATAATATTATTGATCGTCCACGGAATACCCATAAGCATATAAACCGCCGCCGTTCCTAAACCGCCAATAATAAAAGCGTCTGCAAGTGCGACAACGTTTGCCGAATAGGTCTTCCCGTCGTTTTCATACATTTTTTTGATCGCTTCCGTTAAAAGCGCGTTTGCCATTGCGCCCAACGTAAGGATCGTTGCAAATAAAGTTACTGTCATTTGTGGTTTACCCCCTTTCAAACTGTAAAATTGTTTTCGTCCGGTACGTCCTGCGGATCTTCCATTGTTACCGCGTCAAGACGTCCGAACTTCTGCAAGTTTTCGGCTTTTGCTTTCCAATAATAGAAACCGTGAGAAGTAGCCGAAAGACCATAAGCCGCCGGAATAAGATAAACAAGCGGCGTTGTGTCCTTAATTACGAAGACCGCGACTATTGCCGCGACGGTACAAATTCCCGTTATTACGTCCGATACTATTAAAAGGATCTTCGACGTTTCGATCTTCTTTTTTCTTTTGCCTTTCATAAAATCACTTTTCCTTTTCGTGCTTTTGGACTTCTCCCATTTCCGCAAGTGCGATCGTTCCCGCAATAAGTCCGGCGGATAATAGCCCGAAACCCATTAAAACTATAATCAAAACCAAAATTGCCATATTTCCCCGCCCCCTGCGCCTTGTTATGAATTACTTGTCAAATAATTTTCAAGGTCTGTTTTTGCCCGCTTCAAACTTTCTATGTCGTTTCCGTTGATTGAATGGGACAAAAGCGCAAGTAAGGCGCGTTGGGTTACGACGTTCGCTTCTTCGATCTTGTCAATGTGTGATCCGTCGTCGTGAAAGCGGTTTGTTATTCGTTCGCACTCTGCGTCGATCCTTTCTTTCACTCCCTTAACGTCGGCTTCTAATGCGTCCAAACGCTCGTCTTGTGTTTTGTTTGGTCTTCTCATAGCGGTAACGCACTTCACAATAACGGCGGTTGCCCCTGCAACTACTGATATAGCCCCACAAACCGCCAAAATAGCGTTTATAATGTCCTGCGGGGTAAACATAATTGGTTCGTTCATTATTTCCGGTTTCCTTTCTGTTTTCTTTGATTTACCCACATATTACACAATCAAAACGCCCGTTTGTTATTAGTTTTGTTTGCTTCATTTCTTCGCGTAGTTCCTCGCATAATTTGAACGTGTCGGCGTGGCGGGCGTGTCCGATCCTACTTTCCATAGAACGGTCGAACAATTCTTCGTCAACTTCTCCGGTTTTGAACGCGTGAAGTAATTTCTTGATCCTGCGGGTTGCGCCCTTTCGTAAGATCCTAAAAGACGGAAAGTGTCTATATCCCACAAAATCAACGCCGTTTTTCGCTGCTATGATCGTCGTTTTCGGGTTTAAGTGTAAATGCAAGCGGTTTTCTACAAATTCGTTTATCCGCTGCAATTCCTTTCGCAACTCCGCCGGATCTTCCCCTAAAATAATAAAGTCGTCCATATACCGCAAATAGTACCGGACGCCCAAATTATGCTTTATATAATGATCTAATATGTTCAAATAGACGTTCGCGAATAATTGCGACGTCAAATTCCCGACCGGAATACCGACGCCGTCGGGATAGATCCCGTTATGGTCGATAATATGGTCTAATATCTTCAAAACGGCTTTGTCTGATATATACCGTCTAACTTCTTCTTTTAAGACTTCGTGATCTATACTTTGGAAATAGTGGTGTATATCTGCTTTGATAGCGTAGATCTTCTTTCCTTGCTTTATCTGCAAATTGTAAAGCCAACGTGAAAGCGTGTCGCTTGCTGCGTGTGCGCCCTTGTCTTTCCTGCAAGCGTAAGAATGAAAGACGAAGCGTTTTTCAAAGATCGGTTCGATAATGTTTACGATCATATGTTGGATCACTCGATCGTAGAATGGTAAAGCCATAATAAGGCGTTCTTTTGGTTCGTAGACCTTAAAGACGTAATACCGCCCCGCCTTATATGTCCCGTTTCTTATGTCTAAAATAGCCCTTGCAAGGTTCGTTTCTCTGTTTGCTTCAAACCTTAATACTTCCGGTCGGTATCTTTTACACTTTCGCGCCTTTTGGTAGGCTTTTAGCGCGTTCTTTATCGTGCAAATAGCGTCTAAAACGTGCTTTTCTGTCTTCATTTTTCAACTTCCTAATAGTATAAAAATACGACGCCCCGCGGTTCGCTTTCGCTACTTCTCGGAACGTCGTTCTTTAATCTTTGTCCGTAACCGGAACGGGAAGACGCGCCGGAAGTCCGGCGGATCTCTTTACAACCGTCTGACTCTATGTAAACGACTTAACATAAAAGCCCTTGCGACGCTTGCGGACAAGACGCCGTCTATAATTCACAAGTCACACACGCACCAAACGCCAATGTTCGTGTTCGCGTTCCACGGGTAATTGTTGCAATTCACGGCGCGGTCGCCGTCGTGGACGCCGTTGTTCCAATTCCCGCCGCAAATGAGCGCGTGAAGCGCGCGGGATAGCAACGCCCGAACGATACGGTAATAACGGTTGCCCCAAAGTTAAGGCGGGCGGGTTACTTACCCGCGCCGCCCTGCTTTCTTTCTTTTGCTTCCCCGATAAGACCCCCGATCAATTTACCAATGATCGCGCATTGTCCGGCGCAATAAAATAAAACATTTTCATTGATTGCCGAATATTTAAGGTCGTAACAAGTCCGCAACTTGCGCATAAGTCGGCGTTTTGCCCGATCCGCCGCGTAAAGGTGCGAAATAACTTTCGTGATCTCGTATTGTTCTATTTCGTCCAATATTAGATCTATCGCGTCGCGGATCTCTTTTTGCAATGTAAACTTTTCATAATGTGGTAATTTCTTCATTTTGTCGTGAAGATAAACCGAAAAGTCGTAAGCCGCTTGATGTGCTTTCGTATGGACGTAGTCCGCGCCCGTATCTTTGACCGTTTCCGGTATTTCATATTTTGGTTTGTACTCGTCCGCCGTCTGCATTGCGCCGTTATATCCTTTCTTTTAGATTTTTAGGGAAAGGCGGTCGGCTTTCGCCGCCGCCCTCTGCTTACTGTGAGTCACACACGCACCAAACGCCAAGGTACGTGACCGCGTGCCACGGGTAATTGAAGCAATTCACGGCGCGGTCGCCGTCGTGGACGCCGTGGTTCCAATTCCCGCCGCAAACGAGCGCGAGAAGCGCGGGGTTTGACGGAATGTATGCTTGTCCGTGTCCGCTTCCTA